GTCACTATGTAGAACTTGGTGCTTTCCACTCTCACGACGGCAGCAACACCCGTGTGTTGGAGCAAGACTTTGGGTGGCGTGGAGTTTCATTTGAGATTGACGACGAGCGACGAGAGCAGTTTACTGACAATCGTTCCAACCCCTGCTATGGTGATGCCTTAGCCTTCGACTACAACGAATTTTTCAAATGGGGTCAGTGGCCTACGCAGATTGACTTTCTACAGGTAGATATCGACAATGGCTATGATGAGGCTATGCGTCCTGAAGGTAGTGCGTACACATCTCTGCTTGGACTTGTTGCCCTGCCTCTGACCACGTATCGTTTCTCAGTTATCACGTTTGAGCACGATGCGAATATGTATTTCAGAAATGAGTCTATCCGTGATGCTCAACGAGAGATTCTAGATGCTCTCGGGTATACGCTTGTCGTTAGAACGATTCATGAAGACTGGTGGGTAGACCCTACTGCTGTACACCCCGATGTGTATCGACCGCACTTGCGTTGGGATGTTCTCTAATCGACTTCAATAAAGATGCACTCACCGGGGCACTCTTCAGCGGCATCAATAGTGTCAGCAAGTAAGTTCTCAGGAACTTCTGCTTGGCCTTCTGCCATTTGGTAAACAGGTCCATCTGCGTTACCATCTGGTCCTTTGAGGTTGGGCCACGCTACTTCTTTGACGTATGCTAACCCGTCATCGTGCATCTCAAAAATATCGGGACATATTTCAGCACATAGGCCGTCGCCCGTACATAGGTCTTGGTCAATCCAAACTTTCACTTTTCCTCCTAGATGATTATTTCTATTTTACGCCGAATACCCATACCTAAGCCTGCACAAACGTTAAAAGCATGTGTTGCTGCGTCAACTTGGTCGTCATGAACTCGTGCTTCGGGGAAGGATGACATTTCATCAATAAAGTCAGTGTTCCAAGGTGCCCTGATGATTTTCACGTTTCCGTTAGCAACTGCTGCTGCAAATGGTTTGGCTCGTGTCACTTTGTCGCCTGTTGCTCGCTGCCCAGAGAAAGCATAACCCGGTAACACGTATCTGGCGTATTGGTCGATTAAGTTTTTACCTGCTGATCCGGGTTCTTGCTCCATTTGAATGGGTACTTCTACACCGTCTTCAACTGCGGTTTCTCTAATAAACTTTTCAACTTTCTCACCTTTTGCCCTGATGCGGCGAACATCTAGGATGTAGAAGATTCCATTGTAGAAAGCGCCTAGACAGCCAACAGTCCAGTCAGGGTCAGGGTTTGACTGTGATGGTTCTGTGCCTGCCAAGTCCCAGAATCTGACGATGGATGTTTCGCTGCCCATGTCGGGCATTTCACTAGGTTCAATAACTTCAAAGTTGTTTCGGTCGAACATTGACCCAAGGGTAGTCGTCCACCAGTCACCGAACTCTAACCGCTTTCGTTCCACGGGATCAAGTTCTGCTAGAACCGCACGGTATGAGTCTGGGTCGATACCGGGGTTATCGGTAAGCATGGAAGGGATAAAGATTCTTCCAGTCTCTTTACCTTCAACAAGGAATCGTTGGCGAACCCAGTTGGGAGCAGGGTTGGTAGCGCAGCGCATCCTTAGTGGAACTTTTGACAGAGGACCAGATGCCGGACGACGTAGACGGGAGAACATGTAGCGGTAGTCTGACTCTCGGATTTCTGTAACCTCATCCATACCTATAAACTGAAACTCCGAACCCTTGTAGCGGAGGTAGTCATTTACATTGTTTAGGTAACCGAACGTGATACGTGCGCCGGACGGGAACGTGGCGGTGTATTGGTTGGCATTCCAATGCACGTCATCGAACTGCATAATCCACTCTCGGAAACGGTCCATCAGAGCACCGGGGAGGGCAAGGTCGGCGTAGGTTCGACGGAAAAGAATCGCACTATATCCGGGTACATCCACGTACTGTAATGCGGCCATAATGAGTGCTGATGACTTACCACCACCGGCTGCACCGCCAAACATAACTTCTTTCGTTTCAGACTTGAGGAATACTTTTTGAGTGAGAGAGGGTTCTTCGACCCAGTATTCAGAACGTTTCGGCTCCAGATAATCTTTGATTTTTTCCCAGTCTGCTTGCTGTGTCACCATATCTGCTTGTCTCCTGCCAGAAATAAAGGTAAAGTATACCTATGAAGAATCTTCTAAATCGTTCAGCCGCAGCCCATACCCTCATGGCTGTTGGTATACTACTAATAGGCTCTGGTATTAGTATACTGAGTTTGGGGTGGGGTCTGGCAAGTGCTGGACTTACTTGCGGAATTTATGGTTATTTACTAGGGGCTGAATAATGGCGTGGAACTCTGGATCATCTAAATCGCTACAAGACATTCTGTCTAATCAAAAAGCAGCCAACATCTCTGTTGGCGCTCCCATTTCGTACAGTCCTTCTTTGGCTTCTGACGCCCGTGGATATCACGATAACTGGGATATTAATAAAGCGTACAGAGAAGGCGTTGCTAAAGTAACGTGGGTTTTCAGGTGCATTGATGTCATTGCGTCTAATCAGGCTCGCCTACCAATGATTTTCCGAAAGGACAACAACCCTTTCGGTGAGATCGTAGCCGACCACGACATGCTGAAGATGTTCAATAACACGGCTAACATTGGAGAGAACGCATTTGCTTTCAGGTATCGCTTGTCTTCGCAGTTGTTGATGAGTAGCCGTGGTGCTTTTGTGGAAATTGTCCGGGGCCGGGGTGGTACACCTCAGGCTCTACATTTGCTACCTCCGCAGTCTACATCTCCTATTCCAGATACGCAGAAGTTTGTTAAGGGCTTTGAGGTGAAGATTAGTGCGCAAGAGAAGCGTACAATTAAGCCTGAGAACGTGATTTGGATTCGGCGTCCACATCCTCTTGATCCGTACTTGTCGATGACACCTATGGAAGCCGCTGGCGTTGCAATTGAACTTGAAAACTTAGCCAAGATTTATAACAGAAACTTCTTGATTAACGATGGCCGTCCGGGCGGTCTCTTGGTTCTTCGTAGCGAAATTGCTGACGAGGACAAAGAGGAACTACGTTCACGCTTCCGTGGCAATATTGGGCGTGCTGGCTCAGTTGGTGTTATTTCGTCTGATGACGGCGCTGACTTTGTAGACACGGCTGCCAGCCCACGTGACGCTGCATATATTCAGATGCGGACTGTTACCAAGGAAGAAATCCTTGCGGCTTTCGGTGTTCCTGAGTCGATTATTGGTAACTCGTCTAACCGCACTTTCTCTAATGCTATGGAAGAGGGCAAGGTTTTCTGGATGGAAACCATGTCCCCGCACCTTGATTTGATTGCTCGTTCATTTGACAAGATTGACGATTCTTTCTTTATTGACTTTGATGTGTCAAACGTGCCGATCCTTATTCTGTCTAAGCAGGAGCGGGAGCGTCATTATTTGACCGAGTTCCAGACTGGTTTGATTAGTACAAACGAGTATCGTGAGGCTTCTGGCCGTAAGAAGGTTGAATCTGATCTAGCAGACTCGCTGTTGTCCAACCCGAACCAGACTCCTATCGCTAACACTGAAAAGCCGATGAATGAAGAGACTGAAGTTGAGGGCGGCGTTCCCTTGGACGTACAGGCTCAAAACGCCCAGCAACAGCAGGTTACTGAATTCAGTCCTGAAGAGGGTGCTTTCGTAGAGGCCGGTACTGTTGAAGGCACAATGAACATTGAGGCCCCTGCATCTGCTGTTCCTAGTGAACTTGAGGGAGATGAACCGGAGGGTAGGAAGAGCGACCCTTTTCAACTAGTCTAAAATTTGGTGACTTATCGAAAACGTCGCCGTGGGAGCAAAAGGCTCTGTACCGTGTTGATTCTTTAGAGGCTCAAGTATCGAAGCAGTTAGACGACATTATTGACGCCCAAGAGGCTGAGGTACTAAATATTCTTGAATCTCCTACCACAGAAGCACTACTAGGCGTTGGACTTGCGGCCAACTTCGCTGCGTTGGTCCCTATGGGTACGTTGGCTGTTTCCACGGCTCCTTTGACGGGCGCTATGGGTGAAATCTACAGGCAGGCTATTGCTGACAATATTGAGCAGGGATTCGGTGAAACTGTTTCAGCAGAACAGGCTGAAGCAGCCGTGTCTGAGCATTTGGCAACTGTGGATTCCTTTAATGAAACCACGCAGAGTCAGGTGGCTGAGGCGTTGGCGGCTGCATCTGTTGCTACAGGGGAAGATGGTGGCGACATAGATGTGGTTAGTAAGGTCTACATTGCAAGCGTTTTGATTAAAGCAGTTTTCAATAAACTTCGTACTCTACGCAAATCGCTTATCATTGATGCTGCGGTTCTTGGTCCGTATAATCAAGGTTTGAACGATTCAGCGGAAGCATTTGCTCGTGGAGACGCACAAATCAATAAACAGTGGGTGTCGTTAAAAGACGAGCGTGTACGGATTACTCACAAGCAGTTGAATGGGGACGTTGTTCCTGTTGGAAGCCCATTTTTCGTTGATGGGGTTCCAATTAGGTTTCCGAAAGACCCGTTGGCCCCTCCGGGCTTGACTATTAACTGTAGATGCGTTTTGAAGTTCACACGATAAATATATAAACCCTAGTTTACACATTTTATATAAACCCTAATTGTAGCAGGTATGGTGAAGTGTACTATATCAATGTTGCAACGTTCTGAAGGAGAGTCATGACCACTTTAGTTGATCACACAGATATGGTTGAAGATATCGACCCGGCATTTGATTTCAAGGCAATTTCCGGCCAAATCGGGATTGACAAGGCGCAAGGCATTGTAGAAGCCTTCGTATCTGGCGTTGGTAATAAAGACTCTGTTGGCGACGTTGTAGTTTCTGGCGCATTCAACGGCTCACTTAAGCGTCGCAAGCCTCGTGTTGTTTGGGGCCACGACTGGAACCAGCCAATCGGTAAAGTTCTTGAAATTTATGAAGTCCCTAAGTCCGACTCTCGCCTACCTGAAAAGATGAAGAAAGCGGGCATTGGTGGACTTTATGCAAAAGTGCAGTTCAATCTAAACACTGAGCGTGGCCGTGAGGCGTTTGCGAACGTCGCTTTCTACGGAATGGATCAGGAGTGGTCAATTGGCTATAAGACCATTACCGCCGATTTCGACTCAGGGCGACAGGCCAATATGCTTAAGGAAGTTGAACTGTATGAGATTTCTCCAGTTCTGCATGGTGCTAACCAGTTGACCGGTACGATTTCTGTTAAGGACGATAACGAAGGTGCCGCTTCAAAGGGCGGCATGTACCAGATGGATGATGATAAAGATGGTCCGTCTAACCGCACCGACGCCCTTTCTGCAATGATGGGGCGTATGCTTTCGCAGGCACTTAAAAAGCCTGTACAAATTCTAGAAATTGATGGAAACTCCGTCGTATTCCAGACGGGCGAAAATATGATGTGGATGGCAACATTCACCCGTGAAGGAGATCGTATCATGGTAGGTAAGCCCACTCGTGTCAAGCCGACAACGGCTTACACCCCAGTAGGAGATGAAGCCCCTCCTTCGATGATGGTCAAGGACCCTGAAGAGAAGGACGCTGAAGAGCCTGAAGGTATCCGTGACGCAAATCCTGAGCAGGGCACATGGGCAACTCCAGACATTGCACTTGCTTGGTCAAAGACTTTTGGTTGCTCCGGTTACCATTCGCATGGTGGCGGTTACCTTCCTTGCGAGACCCATGAAGAGTACCAAGAGGCTCTTAAGAAGTTTGACGGAAACGCAAACATTAACTCACACAACAACTATCTTGAAGGTGTTGAGGTCGAAGAGTCAAAGGACGCAACTGGTTGCTCTTGTGAGACTGAAGAAAAAGGTCACATGATGCGTAGCAAGAAGCCTGACTATCTAAGCGATCCTATGGCTCTGCTTCTCATGGCATACAACGAAATGCTTAAAATTCGTGGTGCGGGAGAACTGCGAGAGGCTACACTAGGGCTTATCGACTCGGTAGAGAAGTTCCTTACTAACGCACCGATGTCTCGGGCAGGCGAACAGGGTGAAAAGGTCACCTCAGGTTTCGTTGTCCACGTTAAGTGTGCAGAGGCTGAAGCCTTCGATGTCAGTGCTGCTGTATCGGATGTTCCAGTGTTTGCTTTCAAGTCGGAAGATGGGGTTGACCTTCATTTCTCAACTAAGGTTGAGCATGAAGAGTTGCTAGAGAAGGTGGCTACGGCTCTTGCTGGCCTAGAGTTCGATCCTGAAATTTCCGTGTCCCAGCCCGTTGACACCGATAATGGTGTTCAGTAAAATACTCAAGAGCAATAGGAGTTCAAAATGAGTGAAAACATGAATGACGATCTTCAGAAGTTTGAGGAGATTGAAGCACTTATTTCTGTTGAGGAAAAGGGTGCGCACGAGGACGAGAAGGGTGCCCCTTCTGTGTTCATGACCGACATCCGTTTTAAGGAGGCTGTTGAGGCAGGCGACCTTTTGGACGAAGAGGCTTTCGCTGCTCTTGATCCAGAGGATCAAAAGGGTTACCAAATGATTAATGTCGTCAACGAGGAAACTAAAGAGCCTATGGGTTGGATGTTCCGCTTTAAGTCAGACGACGAAGACGAGGTTGAAGAGGCTGAAGAGACTGAGGCTGAAGAGACTGAGGCTGAAGAGGCTGAGGCTGAAGAGGCTGAGGCTGAAGAGGCTGAAGAGGCTGAGGCTGAAGAGGCTGAAGAGGCTGTGGAAGAAAAGTCTGCTGATCCTGAAGACGACGAACTCCCTGAGGACTCGGAAGACCCAGAAGAGTCAGTTGATTTGGAGGCCAAAGCAGCATCCATCATGATGCGGATGGCTGGTGAAGAGGAAGAGAAAATGCCTTCAATGTTCCTAACCGATGCACGCTTCAAGGAAATGGAAGAGGACGAAGACCTTATTTCTGAAGAAAAGTATGGTGATCTTGACACCGATGCTAAGGATTCATACGAGGCTGTAGAAGTCTACGAGGAAGGCACTGGCAAGGGCTATGGTAAACGCTACCGTCGTCGTAGCCCACTAGAAGTTAACTCTATGCGTAAGGGCGGTCACATGGAAGACGAAGAAAAGTCTGAAGATGTGGAAGACGCCGAGGAAAAGGCAGAGCACGGTGGCGACATGGCTGACATGTTCGACACAGTAGAAGAAGCACTTGAGCGGGCCGCTGCACTAGGCTGTGAGGGAACTCACGGTGCTGGTGGCAAGTTCATGCCTTGCGCTACCCATGAGGAATGGCAGAAGTTGACTGCCGACAAGCCAGAGGCTGCGGAAAAGTCAGAAGAGTTCCTGTGCGGTTTCCAGCGCAAGTCAGTTGAACAGCCGTGCGATTTCTGTGACGGCGGATGTGCTCCTGAAGATGGTCTCCCCGGACTTGCTGAAATTGAAGGCATGGTCAAGGATGCTCACTCTGGCGACATTCTTTCGTCAGGATACTCATCTGCGGATGACATGTTTGTTGTAGATGTCAAGCGTGAAGATGGCTCTTGCATTGAAGTATTCGTTTCTGGTGATGGCGACGAACTCGGTTGGCTCCGCATTGACGAAGAGGCTCTTGAGGGTAAGTCTGCTGAGCAGATTAACATTGTGTCCAAGTCTGACGCTGAGGCTTCAGCCATGTCAACGTTCACTGAAATGAACGAAGACGTTAAGGGTGAGGTCATTGCTTCTTGGGTAGACATCTTCGGTGATGAAGATGTGTATGTCTTTGAGATCGACTCAGAAGAGAAGAGTTACGACTTCTACGTTTCTGTTGAAGGTAAGGTCCTAGGGTACGATGAGTACGAACTTCTGGATGACATTGACTACGAAATGTCTGAAGAAGACGAAATCAAGGCCCTAGAGGCAGAACTTGAAATCAAGCGCATGTACTCTCGTGAACAGCGTGAGTCAATGGCTGAATCTGGCGAAGCCATGAAAGATGGGTCATTCCCCATTGCTGATAAGGCTGACCTAGAGAACGCTATTCAAGCATTTGGCCGTGCCACGAACCCAGAAGAGGCTAAGGCTCACATCATGAAGCGTGCGAAGGAACTTGGTGCGGAAGACATGATTCCAGAGAACTGGAGTGACGATGCGCCTGAAATGCCTGCCGCAGAAGCCGAAGAGAAGGCTGAAGGCGACGAGGAAATCCTGAACGCTCTAGATGAGTTCCGGGCACTTATGGAGGACGGGCTTTCCTGATTGGAGGTTAGGCTGACATGAGACCCGCTGAAGTGGGTAAGCGCATTAGCCTTGCCAATGAAGCCTTGTTTAACTTAGGTTCATCGACTTTTATTGGGTCGGCATGGAGTGCTGAACCAGTAGAATACATAGATAGGGACGGGGAAACTTTTGAGTTTCGCCCTACAGAAGAGTTTGGGGACTTAGATGCTGACTGAAATTAAAAGACCAGAAGTCGGTCCCAACGCAGACGCTTTAACGAGCCTTACTCGGGGCCGTGGCCCTCGCCGTGGTAACCTTGAAGACCTCCTGAAGTATTGGCGTCCAATCATGAAGAAGCCCGGTGGCTTTCGCCGCTGTGTTGTCATTTTGATGGATAAGCCGCAGTTTGGTGGTAAGCCTCAGCGCATCTGCGCTTGGCTTCACCACGAGATTACTGGAAAGTGGCCAAACGAGGGCAAAGGTAAGCGTGGTCGTGGGCGTGGCGGTAAGCGGCGTAGCCGTAGCGTTCGTCGTGTTAGAAGCGCTGCTCGTCGGGCGAAGTCGGATGTGTTCACTCCTGAAACTTTTGAGATTTCTCCTTTGAGTCTTGTGATTCGTGAGTCCAGAGACTTTGGCGGCGTTTTGGTTCAACCCATTGCTGGGCGTCAGAGCGCTGTTGAACTTAAAGCAGCCATGTTTTCTACTTACAGCAATAGAGTTGTGGTTGTTTCTGGCGACGTAGATGAGAAGCGTGTTGGCGTGGTTGGTTCAAACACGGCGATTGGTCAGGCTGTTCAGGCGGCAGGTTCGATTATCCTTCCGGGCGACATTTCGGATTTCCGTAGCCCTATCCGGTCACAGATTTATGAAACGTTGACTCCGGGTGGTGGTGGCCGTCGTCGTCCTAGTGCTCGTCGTTTAATTCGTGGTACTGGCCGTCAGGCTAGGAACAAGTTTAGGTGCCCACCCGGCTATCAAAAGGGTGGCACGTTTACTAACTCGCAGTTTAGTACGTGTGGTGCTCAGATTCTTGGTATCCCCGGTAAGGGTGTTGGTTCTCCTTCATCTGGGGCACAGCGTGCTTTGGCTGCTTTGGCTCGTGACGCTTCGCTGGTCCGAGAGATTGGCGACTTGCGTAGTAACCGCAACCCTTACGATATTATTCGTGCTGCGCAGATTCCGGTTGCCCCCAAGAAGGGTAGCCCCACACGGAGGCAAACTTCTATCAACAACGTATTGTCTCGGTCAGATGAAGCCGACTTTTCTATTCGTGCAGTGCGTCGGGATGGTGTTATTCTTGAGCCTGTGGTTTCTCTTCAGGCGTTGGGCAAACTTGATGAGTTTGATGATTTGGCAGATGGTACGCTGGTTGACACATATAAGAACGGCCAGATTGGTAAGGACTTAGTTCCTGCGTTTTCTACTGGCCTTCGGGATGTGTATGTTTCTATTCCTGAGGCTGGGGCTGTCAAGATTAGTCGTGTTGGTGGCGAGTTGTCGCCAACTGAAGTCGATAGTCTTCGACGCACTTTCCCGACTTCGATTCGACGGGCTGCTAATCTTCCTGATCCTAGTGGGGCGATTCGTGATTATGCTGACCGTTCTGACGGTCGGTTTACTGTTGAGTTTGGTGAACTTAAAAACAACCGCTTTGAGATTACCAACTCTAAGAATGAATTGATTCGGGTTCAGACTGCTGGTGGCAAGACTTTGACTGTGCCTCAGTGGGTTTATGAAACGTTCTTGTCTCGTTCTGCTCCTCGCCGTGCGAAGGACGCTCCAGTTTACGAGATTGTGTCCGAAGAGAAAACGATCAATCCGTTCCTTATTGCTGGCAAGAGTGTTCCTCTGTCGGTGGTTCCACTTTCAAGTAAGCAGGCTGAGATTGATTTCCGTGCCATGTACTTCTCGCAGATGCTGGACAGCGACGGTGTGAAGGTTAGGCGTCCACGAGGCCCACGGGGCGGTAGGACTAGAGCGATTTTCGATCCAAACCTTAACCGGTACAGGTGCCCTCCGGGCACTCGGTACGGTGGCCGTATTTCGGATAAGTTCGGTCGCAACTGTGGCTATTCGCTTCCACGTCAAATTGTAAATGCACTTGTTGATTTTGGTGTTCGCATTGAAGATCGTATGGACCAGCGTGGCCGTCGTCGTCGTGGCGTTGATACTCAGCCGGGGGATCGTGGCGGTGTTAACGCTAATGTGCGTGCAGATTTAGATGATATTTTCCAGCGTCTTGATAACATTGAGAAAGAGTTGGGGCTTGCCTTTGATAAGGTTGAGGATCGCCGTCCGGGCCGTGTTGGTCCTACGATTGGTGAGCGTCGGGCACGTCAGGATTTGACTGACCGTGAGAAGGAGTTGTTAGAGGGTAATGATTTGGCTGAGGCGATTGAGGACCTTGGTCGGATTATTGATGGTCCTGAGTTTGATGACGCTAGTAACGAGGAGTTGCGTGAGGCGTTCCGTCGTGTAGAGAAGGCGGCTAATTTGGAGGCTGGTCGTTTGACTGAGACTCCTCCTCGTTCGCCTGAGCAGCGGGGTATGGCTCAGCGTATTTTGGATGCGATTGCTCGTATCCTTGATCGTTTGGCTGATCGTCTTGATGGTGGTGACCGTGCTCGTGGTCGTGATCGGGATCGTGATGTTGCTCCGGCTCCTCGGGGCCGTGATGGTGGCGGTCGTCCGAGGGCACCTCGTGATCGGGATGGGCAAGGGCGTCCGAGGGCACCTCGTGATCGTGACAGAGATCGCCGTCCTGCTCGTGTTGACGGGCTTGAAGGGCTAGGACCTGTTGAAGATATGACTGATGAAGAGTTAGTCAGGGCGTGGTTCACTCAAGATCGGGGCCTTGCTATTGGGCGTGGCGATGTTACCGAAGCAAGAGAGCGGTTTGCAGAGATTGAGGCTGAACTTCGTCGGCGTAGGATTGACCCTGCGAATTTCCGTGATCGTGATCGTGATGCACCAGAACCGCTGCAAAGCGTTGATGAGGTTCTTAAAGAACTTTATAAGCGAGGCCGTGACTACGACTTAACTAGAGGCGGTCGAACTGGTGACTTCATTCAAGACCTAAATGATAGTGAACTTGATAACTTCATCAATGCACTAGAAAGAAATGCTGACGAACTTGGTGAAGAGGGCCGTGACATGCTTGGCCGTCTTCGGTTTGAGCGGGATAGGCGTCGTCGTGACGACAACGATGTCTTGGCTGTCCTAAACGATTTGCAATTCCAAGAGGAAGAGTTTGACAGGCTCTATGGCGGCAAGACGCTTCGTTGGGTGCAACAAGTTAATGACGAAGACTTGGATAGGTTTATTGATGCTTTAGAGCGTGCCGATGCTGATCTAGTGGGCGAAGAAGGCGCAAAGATGCTGCGCAATTTGATTGCTGAGCGAGATCGTCGCAACCGTCCGCCTAAGAGCGGTGTTGGTATTCTTAAAGAAATTTATGCACGAGCAGACGCTTACGATTTAGTTCCGGGTGGACGAACTGGCGATTTTGTTAGAGACCTTGATGACTCTGAACTGAACCGGTTTATTGATGGCCTTCGCCGCTTCGATCAGGGAGACGAAGGCCGGGAGATGTTGGATCGTCTAGTCAACGAACGTAATCTTCGCAAGGCTGCGCCTGCACCGCATCGTCGCCGTGTCGAAGACATAAATGTTGGTCGCCGTGCTCTTAGGAGAAACAGGCGTCAAAACATTGAAGAGTTTGATGATCTTTCTCCCGAAAATCGGGTGAACCTTATCCATCAGGCGGGTGTTGAGTTTGACGAACTTGCTGAAGAGTGGCGTGTGGCTTTGGGTGCAGATGACCTTAACGGGTTCTCTGAAGCAGACATGCGAGATTTTGTTGCCCGCAAGATTAACAATAACGATTCAGATGCTCGTCTGTGGCGTCGTCGTTACAACGATTTCTTGGAGTTGAACGAACTTAACCGTAGACTTGATGCTGCACAGAACGACGAAGATGTTGATAACGCTCTGAACGATCATGTTGGCAGGCTTGCGGCTGCTCGTAGAAACTCTATTGTGAACGCTCGTGGTGCAAACGCTGCCGATAGGCCAAACCGAAATGATGGTCGGGACGACCGTGGTGGTGCCGTTCCGCCGCCTAACAACGTTGATGACCTTATTGAAGAGGTTAACAATGTTAATGCTGCTGGCAACTTGGAACAGTACGAAGACGCTGAGTTAAATGATCGTCTAGACATGCTTGACGCAGAGTACAGGCGCTATGGTGCTGGTGGCAATATTGATGGTCCTCCTCCACGTCGTTTGGCTCAGGCCCGTGATGCTCTCCGGCGAGAGCGTAATCGTCGGGATGCAGACGGCGGCGCAGATGGTGCCCCGGATGGTGGAACTCCTGATGATGAAGGTATTCCGTCTTTGGGTAACAGTTTACAGCAGAGGATTGATATCATCAATGGTTGGAGTTCTTCAGACTTTGATAGGCTTGGGGACATAGGTAACGGGCAACTTTTGGATGACGTGTACAACGAGTTGAACGCTGAGGTTCGACGGATTGCTGATCGGGATGGTATTCGTGCTGTTCCTGCCGATCTTCGGGCGGCTTTGAATAAGGTTTCGGAAAATAGAACAAGACGTTATCGGGAACGTGCTTTCCAAGTTAACCGGCCTATCCCAGACCGTGATGATTCTGCACTAAATCGACATTTGCAAGATTTGCTTAGGCTAGAAGCCGCAGTGCCCGAAGAGGCGGTTGGCGACATCCAGTCACAGATAAACGAACTTCAGTCAGAAATTGATCGTCGCCGTAACTTGCGGGCAGAGGTGGCAAATTCGGCTGTTGAAGTTCCGGGTGCCAACTCTGGCGTTCTCAGGAGCCTTCTCAATAGAGACTGGCGGGCTGTTAAGCGCCTTAAGGACCGTAAGCGAAACAAGCAGATGGCGAAGATTGCGCAGGCACGATACGGTGACGAGCGTCCTTACGAAATTAAGGATGCGGACGGTGAAGGCATGGAAGCATTCCAACGCTTGTCCCGTGATCAAAAGGTTGACCACATCAAGAAGATGTTCTCCCACGGTGTCGAAATAGATGGTGGAACAAAAACTATTGATGGCGTTACTTACCGTAAGACAATGGAGCCGGACGTATACGATGTTGATGTCAATGATCGGGGCTTCAGTGTTGAGGGTGGAGTAACGTACAGAATGTATCGGCAGACTCCTGATGGTGGAGAAGAACTGATTGCTGAAAAAACTTCTAGATACGATTGGCCGCACGCAGGATTTAAGCGTAGCGGGCAGAACTTTGATACGAGTGATGCTCGTGTGTACCATGCTTATCTAGGTGTGAAGACGTACTTTGATCCTGAAACAAATGAATTTAAGGCGTTTGATTACGAGCGGCAGGTTGATCCCGATAAGCATATTGACATGCGTGGTGGTGGATTAGTTTCTGAGTTTAATGCTCATGCATTCTTGTTCTATCGTGGGTTAGGTATAGACAACGTAGACGTGACTCCGGCAGACGACGGTC